TCGTCGGTAGCTAGGCGATTCTTGAAGTCCTGGACACTCTGGAGAGCCTCATGCGCCTCATTGTTGGTTTGGACATTCCTGAAGTGAGAGTCTAGGGCATTCTGTGCCATCTCAGCATAGAAACCCCGGAACTCAGCAGGTACCTCATCGGGGGTAATTGGTAGGTTTACACCTAGATCACGCATCTGATTGTAGTCTTCGATGGTGAATTCTAGAGGAGTACCTGTAGGCTCTACTAATGGGGTAACTGGAGCTGTAGCTGCTACTAGTTCTGCTGACGCTGCTGCCTGTGCTACCGGATCAATTACTACCGGCTCAGCGCCCTCCAGAGCCATATGCTGACCTTCTGGGGATGCTAGGGGTGCATCTGGAGTACCTGTGAAGGTTGAGCCAGGAGTAGCGGTTGCTACTGGAGGCTCACCACGAATGGCTGCTGCTGCTGCTTCTGCGGCAATGCTCGCTGCGCTTCGTGACACACCATCAGGTTCTGCTGGTGCTCCAGGTAGAGGTGTGAAGGGGTTGTCGGCTACTGGATCGGGCATTATGGTCTCCTTAGGAGTTAGCCTCTATAGACTTTATCTCGCCAAATGGCGGTTCCATCGTGAATTCTGATTTGCTCTACTGAAAAGAGCCACTCACCATCAACCTCTGACCAATTGACAATGGCGAAGCCATGGTGCCAGTTGGTGAATGAGTCATAGTGAACGTCTAGATTGCAGAGGCAGCCAATACACCAGCCAGCCTCTTGTCCTTTGAGGTCACGTTTTGTGTAGTTTTGCACTCTGTGCATGTGACCAAAGATAACATTCTTGCCATACTTCTCCAACATTCCCTTGGCAACCCAGTTTCCTGTACGGTCTCCATGGGTGTAGAGGAGCTTGTCGTGTTCGATTAGGTATTCGCCCTCAACGTAGGGGCGGTAATCGTATCCGAGTTCCTTGAAGCCTACTACTTCGGCAAAATCCAACGACCTCCGCACCTTGGGCAGTGATAGAAGCTGTCTGAACCGGGGATCTTTACGCGCCTTGAGCAGTAGTCGATCCCAGCGATCTTCATGATTGCCTCCCAGAAAGTACGCCACCGATGGTTTTGCCACACTAAGCATGTCAGCAAGATGTTCCACTCCTTTATTTAGGGTTCCCTGCATGTCTTCATCTACTTCTGCTGAGGCTCTGAAGTCTGTGAGTTCCCACCAGTCGAAGATATCTCCTGCGCAGACGAGAGTGTCAGGTTGGAGGTCTCGGGCAACCTGCCTGAGGACACTAAGGGCTCTGTCGTCTTGGAACGGGTAGTGTACATCGCTCCAAACGAGTGTTGAGTGGGAAGTACCCAGCGCCTTTCCTGTGGGTAGAATAGGGACATTGACTCTGACAGGTCTAATAGCAGCATCCAGAGAAACGCCAGTGTGTTCTTCATAATGCCTGCGATCCCCCTTGAAACCACGGAGACCCAGCGCGGTAATACGCCTGTCAACGGCGGATTTACTTCTCTCCAAGTCATCTGCAATCTCCCTTATAGTCCTAGGTGGTTCCTCGGCACAGTACATTCTAAGTAGCTTGCGGTCTTCTGCGTCACTCCAGTATGTATCAGCCATCGTGAGTAGCCTCCTTAGCCTCATCTTTGATGTCAAGAGTATAGTAAGTGAGTTCCACTTGATTAAGCTCTACCACACTATAGTTACGCGGGGGAAAAGCAACCTGCATCCTCTTCACTACACGGTTTGAGATTCGTCTGACCCTGAAGTACCATCTAAAGTACCACTTAGCCTGCTGATACTTCTGATTAATCCAACGCAATATCATCTGCAACACCATTGCTGTTGCTGTCAGCTTACGCATACTCATCCTCCCTACCCAGAAGAAGTTCCTTGGGGCTCATCAGCTCGATAAACCACATAACCACCAGGTGGTAAATCATGTATCAGCGTATCTCCCCTATAAAAGGAAATAGCCCCAGACTCACTAGAACGGCTAAACCACGTCACAGGTATCTTTACCTCCTGCTTTACATTAGGTGGTCTTACCACCATCTTTGCCTCCCTTGTCTTCGGGTCTCTCTAGGAGTCCCATTATGTCTTGGATCTCAATCCCTGTGGTCTCTGCCACAAGTTCAATCAAACTCTTTGCCCATTCGCGCATGACATCCGCTCTAAGCTCCTCTTGCTCTCTAACCTGCCTAAGCTTGCGCTCCTGGTCAACCATTGCTTCTGCTTCAGCCTCAGCTGCTTCGTTCAGGATCTCCTCTGTGGCAGCGATGTGCTCCAGGAAGGCCTTACGGGCCTCCTCGGACCAGGCTCTAAACCTCAGGCTCTTGGGGATCTTTACATGCTCAGCGTGATGTACAGCATGATTCTGCCACGACTGGGGCTCTATCTCTAGGGGCTGCTGCGGGTCGAGATTCTGGAACTCAACCTGCTCATTCCTCGCTTCTAGAACGTCAGGGTCAATGACATCCATACTAACATCGAGACCAGTAGCGAGCAGAGCGCCTTTAATCCTATCCATATCCAACTGTCCGTCTGGTCCTGCGAAGAGGATTGATCCGGCTTCGGTTTGGAGCAGTGCGATGACTGTATCACGGAGATTCTGCCTGTTCTGAGGGTAGAGAGGAATATCGTCAACATGGATAGTTGACGCAAGGGCCCCATCGCGCATGAGGTCCTCACCTGCGAATGTTCTCCACATGAATCCCCTATCTGGGCCCTGCACAGCGACCACTCTCTCTTCGTTGTAGAAGTTCCCTACGTAGTGCATCAGAGTCTCGCCTGTTTCCTTCCAGGAGACCTTGCTGCACATCAGGGCTGTAGCGATGCTCTTGCTTGACTTAAGTTCCGCAGGTGTACGAATACCCTGGCTGATGCCCTCTGGAAGACTATCTCCCTCCTCAAAGGGCCTACCTGAGGTGAACAGCATGTCATTCAAGGCCATCTGCTGGATCTGGAAGAGACCACTTGGGGCATCATCTGTATCTAGGTTCTCGGGCTCACCTCCGGCATTAACCATCACTTCCTGGAAGGGCTCATCGGTAAAGTCCCCTACAGTAATTCCACCCCCAGCCTTGAGAAGTCTCTTAGGCTTAGCCTTGCCATACCACTCTAGGATTCGTGCTGTAACCTCCTCGTAGATCTTGTTAGAGAAGGTGATCCCATAGAGAGGGCTCAGACCGATGTGCTTCTCACCAGGCATTGGAATCCAGCGGAAGCTGACAATCGGAATCCTACCCGCAGGCAGGGGCCAAGGTGGGTGAATCATCATCTTGCCTTGCTGAGCAGAGGTCCACCAGAGTCCCTTAGGGTGCTGGGCGCTCTGTGGGAGGTAGTGCTCAATCACAAGGGTACGTTGGTCTACACTTGGGGTGATGCCGGGCTGTTCGATCCTGTTAAGGCTTGCTGAAATCCCCTCGTGGCTATCAGAGTAGGAGAGCCTCTCAGCTACATCCTCGCCCCAGAAGGCCACAACTTCCTCAAAGCTGAGCAACAGACCCACCATCACACCATGAGCGGGGTTGATTGCCCACCTCACGAACTGAGGCGAGATTACTTCTACGCCAATCTCACCCTTGTCTACCAGGACAGGCTCTTCCATGCTTGGATCAGGCTCTAGAGTGTCGGGGTTGACTGGGATCAGATTGCCTTCCTCGTCCTTGATTGCCAGTGGGACCTGTTGGCCCGTATCGGTATCCCAGAAGATCCTAATAGCTCCAGTCCCACACGCCATCACCCATGCGCCCAAGTCAATGCGCTTCTGGTCAAACCCCAGCCTGTCCCAGAGGTACTTCATCAACTGCTCAGATAGCTCTGCGGAGTCAATATCATGGGGATCAGGGGAGGTGGGCACCGCGCTAAACCTAACCTCACTCTTGAGGTAGTCAGTTAGGAAGTCGTTGTAGTAAGCAAGGGTGTAGTTCTGTAGAGGGAATCTCCTCCAGCTAGGCAGCACACTCTGATCGAACTCCTTCAGGGTGTTCCAGTGCATGTCCCTGAGGAAATCGAGGGTACGCCTCCAGCGCTTGACGTAGAATTGCATCTTACCATTGAGGCCTTCCCATAGGTCGAACGTCAGGCGGGCATAGTCATCGGTATTGATTTCGCCTGTTTGTGGATCTGGGGTAGGAAGTCTAGGCATTAGGATTCGTTAATCCCGTTAGAGGGGTCATTCTCTCTTGGATGCTCGATTTCGAATTGAGGGACAAAGCCTTGTCTCTTCATGTGAGTCATTGTATGGACAAGCTTCTCATAGCTGTCCCTAAGGGGCCTATGCTCTGTATAGTAATGTAGTAGTATTCCGGCTACAACACCAGACCCGAATGCACCAGTTAGTATCCCGTAGAAGACTGGAAGTTCAATCATTGTGGGTTTTGTATACCTCTCTCTTGTGCGGCGTCCTGGCGAGTTATAGCATCCCAGACCACCTGGTCACGGTCAGTCATTCCGTCCCGCCAGCTATCTGTCACCGGCGCAACCTGCCCTACAGCGATGATGGAGCACCCATAGATGAGACAGTCAGTGCAGTCTCCACCCGCAGCGGTGTTCTTGTCAGGCTTGTTACTCTTACCCCAAGTAAGCCTCTGGAGTTCCCATACCAATCTTGAACCTATAACAGGTCTACCATCATGTGTCCAGGAGGAGGTGAGGGAATCAAACAACATCAGCCTTGGAGCGCCATGAATATCACCCTGCCCTGTCTCCACATGGTATGGGCGGTCAGGTGAGGCTTCCAGCATTGTGTGCACCCTCAAGACCATCTTCTCTACTTGCTTCTGGATAGGGAGCTGGACGGCTCCAATTGGCGCGTTGTTGCGGTTGAAGTGGTAATTGAGTTCTTGGATATCTTGTGGGTTCGCGTAGTCAACGTACATTGGTACACTTCGGTCCTGGAGTCCCACCATAGCTTTGATTCTCTCTGCCCTGATGGCCATGACTTCGTCTGTGCTGAAGTATTCGTCTGTGACATAGTAGTTCCCTTTGTCATCTGCTGCGAAGTAGAGTACTGCGAATCTATGGTACTGGGGGTCACAAATCATCCACTGGTGCCAGTGGTCGGGGATCTTGAACTTCGGGACGATATTCACATCCTTATTGAATCCCGCAAACACCAAGCCCCCGCGCACGACAAACTCCCCATACATTCTTGCAGCCCTAGTCTCAGGGTCTGGGTATTGATCTATGAACCTCTGGACCTGCTCTTCGTTCAGGTGAGGCACAGCAGGCTTGCCGTCCTCATCCACTACGGGCATGTGAATCACATCAATATCTGTCCTCTCACCAATCTCCCACGGCACATACAGCTCATCCCGCACCCAAAGCCACTCGTCCATCTTCTCCGACACAGGAGTCAGAACCTTCAGCATGCGCCCGGAGGTAGAGATCAACCTAGCAATCAGCTCCTCATACACCACCTTAGGCATGGGCTCATCTGCCACCACGAAGTCTACGTTAGCTCCCACGAGCCTCTTCTGGCGCTGATCGGAAGACTTGATAGCTAGGATGGACCCATTGTCGAACTTGTACTCGTTGTAGCGCTTGTCGTGCCTGATCACCCTATCCCACGGCATGAGGATGTTGATGATAGGCTCTACAGCATCCTTAAAGGTCGAGGAGGTCGGTACGATGTACCAGACAAGGTTAGGGGGCTCTGGCACCTCTGCATAGGTCGAGCGCCCTAGACAGTACAGTAGAGCCTCTGCAACGGCAGAGTAGGTCTTACCTGTCCTGTTACCCCCAAGCACCAGTGTGATATTTGCGCGGGACTTGTGGATGGCCTTCTGATACTTGTGGGGGCTATAGACCGTAGCTAGAGGATCTTGCTTCTTGCGTCTCTCTAACTCCTGGACTGCCTGTTCTAGGGTTTTGATTTCTTTAGACATACCTGAGTCTCTCCATCATCGCGTGATGATCTTCGATTAGTATCTTCACCTGATGCTCCGACACCTCATCCTTGTGGCTTCCTACTATGCCCCTGCGGAAGAACTTCTTCTGGTGCTGTGACTTCTCGTAGAAGCCCTGTTTAGCCTCCCCCTCCTGGAGCTTAGAAAACTTACTCAAAGACACAGCCTCCATCACAGCTCCCGGTGCCAGCTCTAGGCCGCAGTGTAGGATCATCTCCTTCAGCACAGCCTGAGGCTCCTTGTGTAGCCTTTCATACGCTACTGGCAGGGGCCTAACCAACTCATAATCCAACCAACTTTCCACATGCTCTGACCAGCTTGAGATCACCGAAGGGATCTCTGGGGCCTTCCCGATAGTTGCTGCCTCATTACCCATCATGTCGATAGTATCCTGGATGCTCTTGCCTGTGTGATCTGCGTAGCTAGGAAGGATATCACGGGGATCGCGGTATACATAGATAGCATAATTCATCCAAAGAGGGCTATGCATGGGCACACCCCCGATAGCGTGCGCGGCTGCGTGGGTTTTGATGATGTTTATGGGTGCTGGCTTCTGCCTGCTGTGACATAAGGCCACTAAGTGCATCATAGCAGCGGGTCGAAGCTGAGTCAGTGCTGGGATATCCAAGTCACTCACAGGGTACGGAGACACAGTGTGGTAACTATATGGCACACAATCACTAGTCTCCATCGGAGGATGACCGTATTGCAACTCCACATAGTTCCTAAGTAGAGTCCTCACCCAGGTGTTGCCACTCTTGGGGTAGCTCACAACCCAAACTGATCTCTGCTCTTGCATGATACTCCTCCATTATGGGCCTCTCACTAGAGTAAGCATACTCTTTGAGCGGCTACTAGCGATGCCTGCTAGAGTTGATGGGCCTGCTGGTGGGCCACCATCAATGGAACTATAGAGCCCTAGAAGATGTTGCCTGTCATCGGCATCTATGGAACTATCAGCCTCAAATAGGGTATGTGTGATAACTCCGTCACCGAAACCTAGTAGAGACATCCTCTTTTGTCTAGAGTCAATTGCCATTTATGGACCCGATACGATTTCTTGCTTAATCGCAGTAGTACCGTTATCAGAGACTGTGGCCTTAGAGTCTACAGTAGACTCATCATCTGCAAACAGGCTCCAGTCTGTAGCAGTCTGAGACTTGCGGTTCCTGAATGTCTTGTAGAGCCACCCAAAGATACCCTCCATAGTCGGTGTAAGCGGTGGGGCTCCTTGGCCTGGCAGAGTTACTGTATCTACCTTGAAGACATCACTGACCTCAGCATTAACATCTGCCTTTGCCTGTGTGCCTAGCTCTGCGGCAAGGCCAACATTTGACTCGTAGATCAGGTACCACAGCACAGAGGCGTCTCGGAGAACTGTTGGAATCCTAAACCCACCACCAACTACAGTCGTAATAAGACCTTGGTTTGCTCCACCACCTCCATCAAAGTCGTAGAGCTTGATCTCTGCAACCGCACGATCCTCGCTATAGGGGTTAAAGAGCACCATCCAGTTACTTGAGATGATGTTATCTGTGTCGGGTGGCGAGAAAGCTCCACCAAGCCAATCACCAAAGGAGCCGTGTGTGGAGTTCGGGATCTCTACTGTCAACCCATCAGCCGCCAAGTCTGTTGCATCATCGAGCACGCCAGCATACAGAGCCCCATTTGGCTTACCAGCCGCTGGGTGGTCTGTAGTCAGGAGAGTGAAGTCGATGCGTACAAAGTCAGTTGCAGAATCGTCATCAAACTCAATATGATTCCTGTGCGTGGTTAACATTGCGGCGGTAGGGCAGACTGGGAAGATACCATTCCTCGCTACTGGTGCAGCGCTTGAGTTTGCCTGCGTGCCATAGTCAAGGGCTTCCTTGAAATCCGGTGTATCAACTCCACTAGTTGCCGCTGCCCAGGAGGCTGAGCCTCCTGTCTCTGCGAAGTTACCCACAGCGGTGTTGTAGGCATCCCCATAGTTAATGGCGGTCAGGGTCAACGTAGTGGCGTCAGAGGCCACTTCATAATCTAGGCAGGGCTCAGTTCCTTCTGCATAGTCTGTTCCTGATGTACCACCACCAGATATAGCAGAACCCATGTTAGTAAGCGCAGTTGTGTTACTCGCCCCAATCAACACCTCTCCGATAGTCGGAGTAAGCGTAGTCTTCCACGTATAGATCTGAGTAGACGTATCGAGTCTATGAATCGTAATAGTATCACCATCACCAATCGCCGCATCAGTCAACACCCGCGCGGCCCGTACAGCAGACTGAAGAGTTGGGTTAGCTACCCGAAGTCCAGCAGAATCAAACAGACCAACCGCTTGACCACCAGTTAGTGGGATATCTCTCCCGTATGGGAATTCCATTACTTGCATGTCATTATCTCCTTTAAGTTAGTTCACGTCTACGTCTCATGATTCCACCAGATCCACCACCACCTGCTGCTGCATTAAACACCCCAACTACACAGCCCCAATCTCGGGAGCTTGATGATGTAGGCTCCCATGTGTCAGCACCGGACGACGTTACCTTGTGCTCAAACTCCCCCCGAGCAATCCCCCGATGCAATGTCCAATTGGAATCAGGAGTTGTAGTCCCATTAACGTCTATTCCTCCGACAGCAAGTGCGAGGCCATCCGTAACACCCGTCAACGACACAATCGGTGTGGTCGTAGCCCCTTCGACATTTGTAAACACCCCCGGTGTCCCTTGGTCCACCCCAGACAGGGTATACAGCGTAGAAAACCCTTCATCGAAAGAACCACTTTCGCCATAGTCGATTATCTGAGCACCGCCCGGAATATTGGCTTCTAGAATGTACCAAATCCCAACGAGGTTTTCATCTTCCCCATTGATGAAATCTCCCTCGACAAAAGACACAGCCCCCATTGTCGGTGCAAACGTGCGCTCGAAGAAATCTTGATTCTTCATGGTGAGGACGACAACGCGGTCTGAGCCTGATTCGGCAGTGTATGTGTCCGTACCCGAGCTTGTCGTGTAGTCTATGTCTACAGGCGTACCCTCAATCGCAACAGCCATTTAACTAACCTCCACACCATCAAGAAATACCTTGAGGATATTGTTGGATAGAATCAATTCTACTACATGCCACTCGTCCGTGGTCAGAAAGGTTCTCTTAGTCATGAAGTCGCCACCTTGCCAGTGATATAGAACTCCGCACAATCAACATGATCATTCACAGTCTTAGGTGGTCCTTGACCACCCCAATACACGAAGTACTGCAACCCACTAAACAGTCGTGTAGTGCTGCTTGAGTTATACCATTCAACAGTATTTGCTGGATTTGGCTGCCCACTACAACAAGGCCAACTTGCAACTTCCACATCATTTAACCACATCTGAAAAGATCCATCAGCCACACCTACAGCAGACTGAGCAGTTACAAGCAACTCTACCGTCTCCCATTCACCTACGGTTAGAAATCCCTCTGAGCTTTCGGTACGCCATTCTCCTCCATCACCAGCATTCGAGGCTTGATTGATGAGAGCGAGTACATTTTCACCACTCGCATTACCGCCCCCATGTGAGACACCGACGTAGAAACCCGACCCACCAGCACCCGCTTTGCCAAAATACCAGAGCTTTTCATTCTGGGCATTGAATTCCCAATTATCGGAATACCTAAAGATACAGCGCATGTACAGGATCTCATAGTCATCAGCGAAATTCTGCAAAGTCGCTACACCATTGAAGCCCGACGGATCTCCTATAAATAGATTCTTGCGTATGACAGTCGGGTATCGAGAACCCGCAGAGGTAGTAGTGAGCACCCTCGGCCCACCATCCCACTTCGCACCAAAACTAAACGGGGCCCCTATATCATCACCACCTGAGCCTGTGTAATCAAAAAACACCTCTGACCCATCAACCATTGTACCTGCTGGCCGTCCAGTTGGAGGATTACCAAACACTGGAGTCAGACCACCTGGCTCATTATCTGGCCAAATAGATTCTGGGGCAGGGGCTGGGGCTGTAACACTACCTAGGTATGTAGCAGACCCACCACGCCTAGGGGCTCCAGGCTGTTGCCCATGCTTGATCGGACCATCACGTCCAGACGGTGAAGAGAAAACAGGAGCCATTTGCTACATAATCTCCACAATATTAACTGTAATTCCTGAACCCGAGGTGTTAAACACCTGCACTGTCTCACCCTTGACTGCTTCCAGGACAAAGTAGATCCCTGAAGCTATAGGCAGGTCTGTAACTGTCGCTGCTGCGTTCTGTTCGACACGGAGGTCTGTATTGGTGCCTGAGTCATGGAAGAGAACCACACGCCTTGTAGAGGCCTCTGTGACCGTATAGGCGACATTAGCTGATGCACCTGGGGTTATAACTGCCTGGACCAATAGTCGCACACCAGCAAGGCTAATCGTTGCCAGTCCTGCCTCGTGTCCGGTATCCCTTCTGCGTGGGGCTGCCACTTATGAATCCTCCTTGAGAGTATCTCTAATATACTGAATGAAGGCTTGATGCTCAAGCCCAAGTTGGTTCTTCATTTTCTCTAGCTTTGCATCTCGCTCTGACTGCATTGTTATAGCGATCCTTGTTGCCACTGTGATAGCTATTTCTTCATTGGAAGCAGGTTCAGAGGCCTTCTCAGCTTTCTCAGGAACCTTTGAGTCTGGAGTCCCATCACCACGAAGTCTCTTCCCTGCCTCTAGGGCTGCCTGCCTAAAGACCTCCATCCCAGCCTCACTCATCTTTTACCAACTTAATAGCTGCCTTAGGATCTGTCACACCAGTCTGTACCACGGCTTGGAGTTCCTCTAGGGTTAGCTCACTGAAGATAGATGCACGTAGGCGCTCTGCGATCCTCTCGGGCTCTTCACCAGAGTGGTCAAGAAGCTTCGCTGCTGCCATCCTGCGCTCCTTGTCGTCTGAAGAGTTGATAACAATCTCTAGGAGGCTCTTGTAAGCAATAACCGGGCCCATGAGCCTCTGGAGGTCGAAGATCTGATCAAGACGACTCAGGTCAAGGTTATCACCACCAATGACCTCTTGCGCGGACTCTATGTGTTTGGTTACCTTTGCCATCTTAGATACTCCAATGCTCTCTTTACACCCTCTTCTGTGTCACCCAGGCTACCAACAGCTAGGTTACACTTATTACATAGGAGACCCCTAACTTTACCCGTACTGTGGCAGTGATCTACTATGAGTTGCCCCTCTTTACGGCAAATCCCACATCGACCCTCTTGAGCCTCCACCATCGCATCGTACTCCACTAAGGTGATCCCGTAACGTCGTTTGAGGTCCCAGTTCTTT